GTGTGGGACTTGACAGATGATGAATTACTTGAACGTGGGTGTTCTAAAAAAGAACTTACAGAAAAAAGGAACGAATATGAAAGACCAGATGGAAGCGAAGGTTTTGACGAATTTTTTTACATTCTCTCATAGCCCTGTGCTATTGATGGGGGCCATAATTGCCTTTGCGCTCATATGTTCTTTTTACATTACAGGCCTTGGCTTTATTGGAATTCTGGTTACTCTAAGCGCCATTGGATATTTGGCATGGGAAAACGGCCATGTGTCTGGTGTCAATCGTGCAGTTGAATCAACCCTGGAGTTTTTGGTAGAAGAAGGATATTTAGAAAAAGAAATTATAGACGAAGAGATTCAGGTATGTAGAGTTGATGAGTTAGTATATACAGAAGAGTGTGAATGTGGTGAACGATTAATTGTGAACGAATCAGTAACAAAGGGACATAGAGAAAATGGCAAAGAACAAGACGACAACGAATAAACTTCCGAGAGATTGGAATGCCGTGGATGCTCATTTCCGAAATTCTGCGGGTGCCATGAAGGACAGAAGGGAAGACCGTGGTGGAGCAAGCAATAATAATCGCGATTATCTTGATTCTTATCATGAAGACATGGAGGACGATTTGGAAAATTATTTCCTTGATTCTTTTGTGGACAATCATTCTGGTGTCGGCGGCAGTTCTGGCAGCGAAGGTACTTGATATGAGTATATTTCATACGATAAATGAGATGACAGAAGAATGCTCTTTTGCAGAAGAACTTGAAGATGCAGTAATGCAAAAAAATACACCTTCGTCCCTTCCCACCCCAGAAGATATTGTCATATTAAAAGAAGAATTGACTAATGTATATTCGGCATTAGCTAAATTGCCCCATAGAGATATTAATGTTTTTATGATGAGGTATTATGATAATTGCAGAATTAGTGAAATCTCAAGAAAGTATGTCATGTCTCCTTCGAGAATAGAAACCTCTCTACAAAACACAACAATGAACGTCAGAAAAGATCTTATGCGGAGAGGCTATTTATATTAAAGATGCCCATGTATGAATATGAATGTAAAGACTGTGAACATATATTTGAGGTTATTCAAAAATTGGATGACAAGCCATTGACCAAGTGCCACGAATGCGGTGCAAAAAAAGGTCTTGTTAAATTGCTTTCGAGTTCTGTGTTACAGTTCAATGGCGAGGGTTGGACACCAAAGTTTCACACACAAAAGGAAAACTAAAATGGGTATGGTGAAAGAAATACAAACGGTATTGGATAACATTACACACGATATGGTTGCCGCCGGGACATGCAGTCGCTGTATTGTGGAGGAAGTTCGTGAAGAAGCAGAGGCAGTCGGCGTTTCTGATTATTTTATTAATCAGTATGTAAAGAATTTGAAAGAGGAGATGTACGATGGGTGAGGGAGAAAAGTTTGGTCTTCGGCAACAGGTCAAAAAGGGCCTTATAAGTATTGATGAGGCACTTGTGGTCGCAGAGGATTATAATGAAATTATTCGCAATTGGTTGTTGCGAAGAAAGAAGTCAAATGTTTCCACCCGAAAGGAAAAGGAAGCAAAGAGGCCTTCTAAACGAAAGAAGAAGGCTCGACATAAGAAGAAGGGATAACGGATATGCCGTGGTATGACTTTCAATGCCGCTCATGCGACCATGAGTTTACAGAAGTATTAAAGATGGATGATCGTGAAAAGCCGACTCGAAGAAAGTGTCCGGGGTGTGGTCGAAAGACTGTGAGTAAATTGATCGGAAATGTTATGATAGGAGATTCAGTTCTTTTAGAAGCTGGTGGAGAAAGGCCGGATAATGCATATAGTGAGGTTATTTCGAGAATCAATGAGGGCCAGAACATAAAAGGAACTCGATATGAACTAGAGCCTCGCATGAGCGGAAGATCTAAGGATTTGAAAGTATTAAATAAACATAGACTCAAGCAAGAGGTGTCGGACAATTTAAAATAGGAGAATATAATGAGTGAGTTTATTCATGATGCGCCATCTGAATTAGATTATGAACCCCTGAGTGTTACATATAATGACGGAACACGTTATTATGAAGTGGAACCCGGAGTGAAATATCCGAGTATGACTTCGGTTCTTTCTATTCTTTCTCGCGATTCAATTACGGCATGGAAAAAGAGAGTGGGCTTAAAGAAGGCAAACGCAATTTCAAAGGAAGCCAGAGATCGTGGCACAGAGGTTCACTCGATTTGCGAAGACTATTTGAATAACAAAGAAGACTATGGCTTAGGAAATCTGCCGGATGCCATTGAGTTGTTTCAAGTATTCAAGGAGCCGTTGGCAAAGAACTTGACAAAGATATATCATTTGGAGCCTGCATTATATTCAAATGAACTGGGAGTTGCCGGAAGGGCCGACTGCATCGGAGAGTGGATGGGAGTCCCGGTGATTCTTGATTTCAAGACATCGCGAAGACCCAAGAAGGAAGAATGGGTGGACAGTTATTTCATGCAGGGAGCCGGATACTCCAGGATGTATGAAGAGATGACAGGAATTAAAATTGATCATATTCTAATCATGGTCGCAGTCAATGGAGACTATGGAAGATTCCCGAGTATCCAGTATTTCCCGGCGCCCGTAAAGGATTGGGTCGGACCATTAGAAGAAACCATAGAAAGATATAGGCAAGAAAATGATTTATGACGCAATAAGAACACTACTTAATAACCCGCTCATTATAATCATATGTTCGATTGTTTTGACAGACCTTGTGGCACGGAGATGTTTCTAATATGAAAGATAATATAATTATTGTCATAGGACTGCTCGCAATTGTCGTGGTTTCTTTTGCAATAGGACATAATTATGGAAAGAGTCGGAGAATAAAGTATAATCCTCCGACAATCGTAAGGCCCGAGTCGCCCCAAATTCATTTTCATTATTATACTCCTCAAAATTCTCTAAAAAAGAAAAATAAATTACAGGCACACCATTATGGTGATTCCGAAAAGTATTGCATGGCACAGAATATTTACTTTGAGTCTGCAAATCAATCTGCTCTGGGCAAGCTGGCAGTCGGTCTGGTGGTCATGAATCGTGTAAAGGATACAAGGTATCCGAGTACGATATGTGAAGTGGTTCGTCAGGACAGTCAGTTTTCTTGGGTGAAGGACAACAGATCAAACGTGCCAAAGGATGATGCAGCATGGAAGGAATCAGTTCGTATCACAGAAGATGTCCTGAGTGGTCGCGCAGACTTCTTGAAGTTCGATGAGATCACGCACTATCACGCAGACTATGTGAACCCGCATTGGTCCGGGTCAATGGAAGAAGTTGCAACCATTGACCAGCACATTTTTTACAGGAATTAATATATTATGATAACAAAAAAAGAAATGGCCAACACGTTCTCTTTGGAGATTGAACATATTGTAAAGAAAAACAAGATGTCCTATATGGATGCAATTGTATGGGCAGCCGCATCCAAGGAATTGGAAGTAGAAGTTGCCGCCAAGATGCTCAACAAGAACATCAAAAATAAATTGGAAGCAGAAGCCAGAGACTTGAATTTCCTCCCAAGGGAATCAAAGCTGCCGCTATAGGAAATATCATGACTTCGTATGAAGTATATAAATTATTTCTTGCCCTTAAATATCATTTTGGAACTGCTAATTATGATTTCTTTATGTATCAAGGCAAGACAACGGCAAACCTTCGCAGTTTTTCTATCTCAAAAGATAAATACTTTTATGAGAAGTTGGCTCGACGATATGCCGAGAAGGAAATGATGGAATTCTTCGTATCCTGTATGATAAGGACGCCGAATATCTGGGTGGGGGATATGTGCCGGGATGTCATTCATAGTGAAAACTATATGGACTGGAAGCGGCGCAAAGAATCCATGACGTATTGTTTTTCCGAAGAGGTCAAGAAGATCGCAGAAGAAGAGCCCGACTTTGACCAATTGTTTGTGTGTAAAAAAGGAGAACACCCAAAATTATTTGACCTATATAATGAAAGGACTATTACATTAGAAACGCTACTTGGGATTGATTTGGTGACTGATTGTTTTGATGATTGGAATACATATCTGGAGGATGATATAATCTGGAAGGATGCATATTATCTGGCAAAACAGTATAGACCCTTTCTTGTCATGGAATCAAAGAAGAACAGGTTCAGGAACATTCTACGAAAGGAATTTTCAAATGATGGTGTTTAGACAGTTCATAAGAAATATAAAGTATCTATTTCTGAGAACAGAACATATCAGACTTATCAAAGAAGAAAATACTGCACTCACACGGGTATTGATTGAATCAATTGATCTTGTTGCAGACTACAAGCGAGCCATTCAGGAAATGCAACGGATGATTGCCATGATTCATACGAATACCGTTGATCAGATGGCACAGGATTTTGCAGAGTTTGAGATGTTGGAAGGTTTGGATGATAACAACAAAGAGGAGGAAGCGCGAAGAGAATATAACAGAGCATTAATTAAAAAAATAACAATACACTAAAATTAATATAAAAAATACGAGGTAATTAATTATGGCAAATGCATTTGAACAACTAAAGAAGACTAGAAAGTCTAGTCTCGAAACGCTTACAACACAATTGGAATCTATTACTGAAGATTCTGGTTCTTTGATTGATGATCGTTTTTGGAAACTGACGGTTGATAAGGCACAGAATGGTCATGCGATCATTCGTTTTCTTCCGGCACCAAAGGGAGAATCTCTTCCTTGGGTTCGGTTTTTCTCTCATGCCTTTCAGGGCAACGGGGGATGGTACATTGAAAATTCTTTGACTACCATCAACAAGAAAGATCCTGTTTCGGAATACAACACCAAACTTTGGAATTCTGGTGTTGATTCAAATAAGGATCTTGCACGGAAGCAGAAGAGAAAGCTCCAGTATGTATCAAATATATATGTTGTGAGTGATCCGGGAAATCCAGATAACGAGGGCAAGGTCTTTTTGTTTAAGTATGGCAAGAAGATTTTTGATAAGGTTAATGACGCAATGCACCCGGAGTTCCCGGATGAGGTTGCAATTAATCCTTTCGACTTCTGGGAGGGTGCCAATTTTCGACTTCGCGCAAAGCAGGTGGATGGGTATCGAAATTATGATAAGTCTGATTTTGACACACCTTCTGCTATTTTGGACGATGATTCTGAATTGGAAGAAGTTTGGAATACTCAGTATTCTCTTGAAGGAGAAGTTGCAGAGGATAAGTTCAAGAGTTACGATGATCTCAAGTCTCGATTTTATCGAGCCATTGGGGAAGTCGGAACTTCTGATTTTGAAGAAGATGGTGTTGCTGCCGCGTCCGAAAGGACTCCGGTTGCAGCCCCCGAAGTGGATAACTCAGAAGACGATTCTTTGAGTTACTTCAAGAAGCTCGCAGAAGAAGTCTAGTTTTTCACCTCGCCTTCATGGCGGCCCCCCATCCGATTGTCGGGTGGGGGGTTTTTTTGTTTTTAACCGAATGATCTTTGGGTCATTGCGGAGTCGTTTGATGTGTCTGCCTTTGGCATGAATACTGGACTTGTCTGGTTTACGACAGACGATTGATCGGTCACAACAACAGCACCGCCCCCCGTTGATGTTTGTTGTTCGGCAGTTCGATCTTTAGATTTTTTATCTAGTTCTAAAAGTCTGTCTCCAGCCGATCCTTGAAATGATCTTCCAGAAGGAATTTGTTGTGGTGGAAGCCCCGGGCCTTGCATTGGAGAATCAAAGCTCGGTGGAAGTTCTGGGCCTAATGTTGGGTAGGCTTTGTGATATTCTGGCGACAATCCGGCGGCAAGTCCCCTTCTGCGTGCCGTGTCGTTCATTAATGCGATCTTATATCTCTTCCGCTCGGGATGCCCCAGCCCACCCGGCAGACTTTCATTGTTGCCCTCCCATTTATTCCAAAATCCGCCTCCCGACTGTTCATACCCCGGCCGTTCGTCCCAGGTTGCATACTTCTCTAGAGTTGCGGTATCTCTCAGAATCATTTGATCTTGTAAAGAAATCTTTTCGTCTCGCTCAATTCTCTCTATTTCATTTGATCCTTGAAATGATATTTCAGAAGGAACTTGTTGTGGAGATTTTTCATAACCAACCCCCAAGAGATTGTCTGTATAACGTTCAAACAGTTCGGGCTTTTCTACTTCCATTCCGACAATGCCCTTGATTTTGTCTGCCATGCTTGCAAATATGCTAGTCCAGGGAAGTTGGCTCATCAATTCGTCCCGAATGCCGTCAAGAGTTTCTTGGTCATCTATTCCACGGGATTTCATTTCATCCATGACGGCATTGACATCGGCTTCTGTTCCTAATGTAGTATCCTTTTTAATCCTTGACTTGGTTCCCTCACTCCGAATATTTCCTGAAATCTTTGATTCTTCTCCCATCAACCAAGGAATAAATCCTTCTTGTTCTCCGGTCCTCATAAACAAAGACGAAATTTGAGATTGCTTTCCCCTTCCCTTACCATCTTCTCTGTCTCTTTCCCTTATAGCCATCGCTGTTTCTAGGCCACCCCGACCTCTTTCTTGGGACAACATTCCCGAAACTGTATGTTTTTCCCATTCTTTTTTCTTTCCTCCGCGTGTGGTAGTCAAACCTAGTCTATTCTCTGCGTTGATAACATGCGTGGTTCCGGTCGCCTGTCCAACTATTTCTTTAAACCTCCCGGCACTTGCATCTAATAACGTTTTTCTTCCTGTCATTTCATCGGTTTTAAGAGAATACCTATCTGGATCAGACTTTATCATTTCGGCAGCACGTTCATCAAATTCATCGGCAGTTATACTATCGTCTTCCCCCCTAAACGTATAACGTTGTTTTTCTTGTTCAAGGCCAAGCATTTGCATTATGCTCATGTTTTCTCGGTCAAATGAATCTTCTTTCTTGGCAACCTTTGAGGTTTTCGCCACAGGAGCAGGAGAAGTTCCTGTAATCTTTCCGAGCCCACTTCCCAATGATTCTTTAGATTCGTCGGCACCTTCTTGAATGGCACTGCCACTTTCCATTAGTCCTGTCGCTGCCTGATCAGCCCCCAAGAAATTAAGAAGATGTGCGCCTGCGTCAGCTTTATTTTCTCCAGTAAATGCTCCTATAAACGAATCGTCTTTTGTGATTTGGTCAAAGGATGATTCTGGTTTGAGAACACGTTTAGTTTTTGAATAATCAAATTCGGCATTTTCTTGTATCCAAGGAAGGGCTTCCGGGTTCATAAATAAGTCCGAAGGGCCCGGAAATTTTCTGGAAAATGCCTGGGCAGTTTTTTGTGAAAGCAAATATTTTCCTGCTACCGTTACAAATTTGGTTCCAGAACCTGTAAATTCTGTTTGCTTTCTGCCTTGGGCATTTGTGCTTTCGGTGACTGTAACCATTCCCAATGAAATCATTTTATCAAGATCTTCGCTTGATATAGGAAGTCCTCTAGCCACTCGACGCACATGTTCTAGAATTGGGTCTATATTCTCATCCTCGGAGGATTCTTGTTTAGATCCAAATAATTTATTCCATTGTTCTTCGATCCAGCTTGCAACAGGACTTTCGTCAACAAGTTTCTTGGAGATATTTTTGGTTGGGGCACCTGTTTTATTTGGAATTCTGGCTTTTGGAGCTTTTGTTATTTTATTTGCTTGGGGTGTTATTTCTGCTCTTTGTTCTTTGCGATTTCCGTAACTACTAGGCAGGGTGTCATTGTCCCTTCCCATCGTCCAGTCGGTCCCCACCCAATCGTCTCCGGCATCTCGTCGGCTTTGGGCGGAAACACTAGGCAGGGTCGCATTTTCGTGAGTTCTTTGTGGCTGAACGGCGTCTATTTGGGGGATGATCTCGCTGCCCAAATCATCTATACCTTCTTGTTCAGATCCAAATAAGTTATTCCATTGTTCGCCAATCCAAGGGAAGAATCCATCTTCTCGAATGTCATTGCCACTTTTCAGTAGACTCATTGCCGTATCTTCAAATCCTAAGAAATTAAGAAGATGTGCGCCTGCGTCCGCTTTATTTTCTCCAGTAAATGCTCCTATGAATGAATCATCTTCTGTGAGTTGGTCAAAGGAGGCTTCGCGTTGTACTCGCTTAGGTGGTGCGGGTGGTGGTGTTCTCTTCCGTATGTCGCGAGTGCCAGGGTGCAATGCCCGCAATCTGTCAACCACATCGTCTCCGGGCCCAAATTCACCGCCCACCATATCGGGGGCCCTCATGTTTTGGCTTGGAGTGGTTTGATATGTTGGGCCTTGATAATCGGCAAGCAGATCACCGACTGGATCTCCGGTAGGACTCCATCCTGATGTTGGAGCCATCCTTGCTTCTTTTTCAATTTCCTGTATTTCGTCCTCTAATGGTACTACTTGTTGTTCTTCGGCCTCTTGGCGTTCTATTGCTCTATTTTGATCGTGTTTAATAAGAGCGAGTTCACCGAACAATGACGCCGAAGTTCCGGGCCCCGGAAGAAATGATGCAATACCGCTGGCTGCTTCAATTCCGGCACCCAGCCAATCTCCGCTCATGGCTCGATTGATTGCATAGCCTGCACTAACAGCCGTGCCAATTCCAAATGGTATTTTTTTTGCAGTTAATCGAAAAGCAGCCTTTCCCATTCCTTCTTCAATACTCGGCAGTCCTGTCTCGGGATCAATATTGTATTCGGCAAAAGATTTTGGATGTTCATCTCTAATTTTTTGTATTTCGTCTTTTCGTTGTTTCCGCCCCGTTATGGCCTCATTAACTTCTTTGATTCTTTTTTCTACCCTGGTTGTGGCGTCGGCTGCCCTGGTTGTGGCGGGGGCTATCCTGGTTGTGGCGGGGGGTGCAGAGGTTGTAGTATTTGATAGAAACCGTAGATTGGGTGAGGTCGGGAGTGGTGCAGAAGGGGGGGCTTGAGTATCTCTTGCGGCAATAAGTTTTTCGTTATCCTCTGCCATTTCAACCAAATCTTTTCGGCTGAAATTACGCGCCCAACGGGGTCTGTCATCCTTCTTCATTTTTCCAAGTGCAACTGCATCGTCTCTTGTTAATCCCGCCTCTGTCCCTGTTCCTATTAAGGGATGTTCCATACTCTTGGTAATTGTAGTCTCTTCTTCTTCTCCACCCCCAAACCAATTTGAAAACAATCCTGCACCAATTCCAGCCATCTGAGGTTGTGGTCTGGGGCTGCTGTCGATGGTTTGTTTCAGTTGGTCGAATGAAGAAACGGAAGCTACCTCGTCGCTCGGAGTCGGTGTGTCCGGGGTGGTGTCTTTTTCTTCTTCTGTATTATCTTTGGAGGCTGCAGCCGACACGGCGGCAATACCTAATGCCCCCAATATTACCAGAACCACTTGCAACCATGTCTTTGGTTTAACGGCCTTCATCGCTGTCACCAGGGCGGAACCCATGAGTATACTCCAAGCCCCCTTCACTAAACCCCATGCTCCTTCAGCAAAAAATTCTGAAGCGAATTCAGTTCCTAACCCATACCCACCACCCTCACCAACTCGTCTGACTGCCCCTTCTCTCCGTCCAATTCCCCCCTTTGCAATTTTTTCGAGCGCACCCAGGGTTCGTGCATCATCTACATCTTCTTCTCGTTCTGCTTCGATTCGCCTTAATCTGTTCTGTTTTCCTGATGCAATTGCTTTTATGTTTGTTTGTTGAAATCCTTTTTGATCTGCGGTCTGGTCTTGGATTTCATCAAGAGTTCCTGTAGATTTTTGGGCAATAATGGCAACATCGTCATGTATTTTTGATATGATTTCTCCATCAATTTCTGATACGTTTTCTTGCATTTCTGGAGAGAGGTAGTCCCCAGAAATAGCATCTGATGTTTCTGTCGATCCGGCTCCGAAAATATTTTTAAAATTGAATATTTTAGAAAACAAAGAACCCGTGTCACCTGTGGCTTCGCCAGAATCGTCGCCTTCTTTCTCAAAAACCTTTCCCCATATTGCACTAAAAATGTTCTTGCCAATTCCACCAAACATTGTTGCAATTGATTCTACAAGGGGATGGTCATCAAATGCATATCCTAATAATGTTGTTGGATGCAATTCTTCTTCGGCAAAATCTTGAATTGGATCTTGAATTCCTTTTCTTATTCTTGTTCTAATTTTTTCTTTGTCGCTTTCCGGGCTCGATTCTTCTTGTTGTTGTTCTTCTGTTTCAGTAGCCGGTCTTGCTCTGCCACCCCTTGTTGTTCTTCGAGATTCTTCTTTCTTTTTATTTTCTTCTATTTCTTCAATTCGGTCACCAATTTTTTCGGCCACAGAAGTAGAAAATAGTTCTATTGCATTCTTTTGCCGTATGGCCAGGGCTACTTCTT